ATTCCGCATAAGTTTTACGGCATGAGTATTGCTGATACAGTTACTGATATTCAGCTCATCAAGTCAACAATCATGCGTAATTTATTAGACAATATGTATCTAACCAATAACGCAAGATATGCGGTATTAGCAGGGCAAGTAGAGTTAGATGATTTATTAACTTCAAGGCCCGGTGGTATTGTTAGAATGAGAGCACCCGGTGCAGTTACAGCATTACCAACACCGCAAATACAACCATATGCATTTCAAATGGTGCAATACCTTGATGGTATTAGAGAAGAGAGAAGCGGTGTATCTAAGATGACCCAAGGATTGAATCCTGAAGTTTTAACTTCTCATGTAACAAGCGGTGCAATCTCAGCAGCAACAGAGTCGGCTATGCAAAGAGTAGAGTTGATAGCTCGCATATTTGCAGAAACAGGTATTAAAGATTTATTTGAAAACATTTACGCACTTGTACAAAGATATGAAGATAGGAAAAAAATGTTTTTCTTAAACAATAAATTTGTACCAATTGATGTTTCGAGATGGAAAGAAAAACTTCATTGCACAGTTAATGTTGGAGTTGGTAGCGGTTCACAACAAAGCAAAATGCAAGTTATGCAAAGCATTATGCAAATTGTTGGAACTCTTGTTGAAAGGGGAGGCATGGGTTCATTAGTACAACCACAAAACATTTACAACGCAGTTAGCGAATACATCGCACAAGCAGGGTATAAAAATACAGATGCATTTATATCAAACCCAGCTATGATGCCACCGCCACAACCGCCTGAGCCAACAGTTGAAGAGAAAGTACAAGCTCAAAAAGCACAAGTTGAATTGCAAAAATTACAACTACAAACCAAAGAATTAGAAATAGAAACACTTCTAAAATCACAAGAGTTAAAACTTAAACAAGAAGAAGCAGCAATTAACCTTGCTCTTAAAAATAAAGATTTACAAATTAAAGAATCTCAATTAGAACTTAACGAACAAGAACTTGCTTTAGAAGCTGTGCAAAACAGACCAATAGGAATAGGGCCAAAATAATGAATTATCCTAAATACAAACCGGATTACAAAGGCGAAAGCAGACAAAGAAAAATTTCTAAAAAAATTAAAATATTAAGAAAAGAAGGAAAACCACAAAAACAAGCTGTGGCTATTGCACTTGATATGTATCCTAAAAGAAAAAGGTTGCCACTAGCATGAACGAACAAGACATTAAAACAGAAATAGAATTACTCAAAAAAGATATTGATTTAATTAAGAACAATCATCTTGTGCATATGGCAAAAGATATTGATAATCTGTCAGTCGATGTCAAAGATGTTAAAAGAGCAATCTTCAAAGCTCAGTATGTTATGTATGGAGCTATTGTAGTCTTTGTTTTAATGAGTGATAAATTTACAGAAATACTTAAACTTTTATAGGAGAAATATTATGTACGGAAAGAAAAGCAAGAAAGGTAAAAAGGGCAAAGGTAAGTGCTAATGGGTGCTAAG